TTTGGAGTTGTACGACGAAAAGTACCATAACAAACCCGGCCTTACCTACACGCTTAACGGAAACATATTCGAGTTCCTATCACTTGACCAGCCGCACAAGAAACGGGGGGCGAGACGGGACTACCTATTCTGCAACGAAGCAAACGAACTAACCTGGGAGGACTTCTTTCAGCTCTTGGTTCGTACTACCGGGAAGATATGGCTCGACTACAACCCATCAGAATCCTTCCATTGGATTTATGACCGACTGCTTACCAGGGACGATGTAACGTACATACAAAGTACATACAAGGATAACCCGTTCCTTGACCAAAATATAGTAAACGAGATTGAGCGTCTGCAATACACAGACGAGGACTATTGGCGTATCTACGGCCTTGGGGAGCGTGGTATGAGCCGAGCAACAATCTTTCAATTCGGAACGTCCGAAATCCCGCAAGAAGCAAAACTACTTTCCTATGGCCTTGACTTTGGTTTTACAAATGACCCGTCCGCTATTGTGGCAATCTACCAGCACGGGGACAATCTTTACTTGGACGAATTGCTCTACCGAACCGGGATGACAAACCGAGACCTGCACAACCATTTGCAATCCCTTGGCCTTGACCGCAGGGACGAAATCTTTGCGGATAGTTCAGAACCGAAATCAATCGAGGAACTGCACCGATTCGGATGGAACGTGAAACCAACAGCCAAGGGGCAAGATTCAATTAACGCAGGTATTGATATTCTTAAACGCCACAAGTTGTTTGCTACCGCACGCAGCAACAATCTAATTAAAGAATTGCAGAACTATAAATGGACGGAGGACAAGAACGGCAACCTGCTTAATAAGCCGATAGACGTAATGAATCACGCATTAGATGCGGCACGCTATGCCGTGTATAACAAACTTTCTAAACCAAACTACGGTAGGTATTCTATCCGTTGAGTTATTTATCTATGGAACTTAAATTAGTAGTACCAACTTCGTTAGACGAAATCACGCTCGAACAATATCAGCGATTCGCTCGTATTGAGGGAGAGGGTGAGTTCAAGCAAATGAAGATGCTTGAAATCTTCTGCGGGGTTCCATTTAGCGACCTTCCAAACGTCCGTTTGGTGGATGCGGTAAACGTATTGCAACAGCTCACAAAGACCCTATCCGAAAAGCCCGGATTAACGAAATTCTTTGAACTTAACGAGGTTAAATACGGATTCATTCCAGCACTCAACGAAATTTCCCTCGGTGAGTTTGTCGACCTTGATTCTTACTTATCCGATTGGGCAACTATGCACCGTGCAATGGCTGTGCTATATCGACCCGTGGTTAAGGAAAAGGGTGAGCGTTACGACATTGAGAAATACGAAGCAACAGACGAGCGAGACGAAATAATGAAGCAGATGCCCGCTTCGGTAGTGCTTGGTGCGCTGGTTTTTTTTTATCGTTTAGGGAACGTATTAGCGGCGCATACCCTTCGCTCTTTGGAGAAAGAAGTGAAAACCCATACACCAGAGAAGCCCAGTTCGGACAGCGATGGGGATGGTATCAATCAATCTATGCGCTTGCTCAAGGAGATGTCCTTAAATTTGGAGACGTTACTAAACTTCCAATAAACCAGGCCCTGACTTACCTAACCTTTGAGAAAGAGAAAAACGATATTGAAATTTCAATGATTAAAAAATGAGAAGTTTTTATTTAGCCACCGAAAAGATAAACGAATACCTATCCTCGCACCCGTTGGTGAAGGTTGTAACCTTTGGGGATATATTCGATGTCGACCTTAACAAGCAAACGATATTCCCGCTTGCGCATATTATGGTTAACCAAGCAACATTCGCAGACCACGTAATACGATTCAACGTATCGGTGTTGTGTATGGATATTGTGGATGAGACCAAGCAGGATATTAGAGACCAAAACGAGCCGTTCTTTGGCGTGGACAATCAGCAAGATATTCTAAATACAACCTTGGCTATCTTGAACGGATTGCAATCGCAATTACGCCGTGGTACGTTGTACACGGAGAAATACGAAATCGAAGGCGATATTGTTTGCGAACCGTTTACCGAGCGATTCGAGAACCTGCTCACCGGTTGGAACCTGACCTTTGACTTGATTGTACCCAATACGGAAATATCAATTTGCTGATGAGCCGCAAAGAACTCGTACAAGCCGCATTAACGACGTTTGCAAAGCGTGTAATTCAACAAGCGAAGCAGAACCTCACCAAGAAGAAAAAGAACAGCACAAAGGAGCTGTACAATTCTCTTGACTACGACTTGTCGGTTGGCCCAAACTCATTCTCGCTTACGTTCTCGATGGAGGACTACGGCGAGTACCAAGACAAGGGAGTAAGCGGCGTAAAACGCAAGTTTAACACGCCGTACAAATACACTAATAAGATGCCACCACCCAAGGCGTTTGCAAACTGGGTAGTGCGTAAGGGGCTGCAAGGCGTTCGGGATAAGAACGGCAGATTCATTCCACGCAAGAGCTTGCAATGGGCAATAGCAAAGTCGGTGTACAACAACGGCATCAAGCCGAGTTACTTTTTTAGCGCACCATTCAAAGTAAACTTCAAGAAACTACCACAAGAGATAGTCCAGGCGTTTGAGCTTACCCCTGATGACTTCCAAGCATTCACAAGAAAATAATGGGACTACCAATAGCCGCCTACCCGACCTCGTTGCAGTTTACAAGGTCTCCGATATTTATCACCTTAACAAAAGGCACAGCCGTTAACGACGGCCTTGTTAATGCTACGCTTACCCTGCGTATTTTTCAAGGTAGCAGCGCAAGCAGCCCAACCGCTGACTACACGTTAATCAAAAGCTCGATTAACGACGAGCCTATTGTCTTTGAAATCAGCGAGTTAATACGTGAGAAAATTACAACCGTATTAAAGAACGATGCTATTAGCGATTGGGAAACAGCAACAACCGAGGACGTATGGTGCAAGTTCACTATATCCTCGGACTACGTGGATGCGGGAACGCCCGCAAGCGGCCTAATTGTAAGCAATCAATCGTTCCTATGTACGGACGGCTGGCTGCCGTTTACAACGCAATCCGGGGGTATCGTTGCGGGTGCTGGTTTAATCACCAACCGCACCATTCAAGTAATGGAAGGGTACGAGCAATCCTTGCCCGCCTTGTATGATGCGAACACCGACCTTAACGGCGTGCTGTACAACGTGAATGGTAACGATTACTTCTACGTGCTATCCGACGAGCTTGGATTCTCAAACACAAGTACCGAATCTACTCAAAAGATTGTTTACATTCCCGCTGGCCCGAATAGCGTAGATTCTTTCTTGGGTGTTGAACCGATTGAGGATTACACGATTTCATTGATTAGCGATAGCGCAGCAGTCAACTACAAAGCACGGGTAGAAGCCGACGGAGGTACGTGCGAGGGGTTTGCTTGCCTACGTGCAGCACTTGCCGAATTGGGTTACGAGGAGAATGCTACCGATTACAATTACGAATTGGTTTGCGAACCTAAATACACGCCGGTAAGGGTTACCTTCATTAACCGATACGGGGTAAGCGATTACCTCACTTGCTTCAAGGTATCTACCCGAAGCGGAGGATTCACACGGGAAAGTTATATGCCGCAGTTGCCACGTCCTTACGACGTAACCCAGCAGTTGCAATACCGTAACTTTGACGTCAACAGCCGAGAAACGATAACCGTAAACACGGGATGGGTAGACGAGAATTACGACGACGTTATCCGTGAGCTTTTAATGAGCGAGAAGGTATCCTTGTTGTACGATGGGCAGGAGTTTACGGCTAACCCAACCGACGGAGGTGTTGAATACTTCAAGGAGGTGAACGCCAAAATGATTAATTACACCTTGACGTTTGAGATTGCTTGGAACATTAGGAACAACATTCGATGAAAAATAAGGTAACGCTATTTGTAGGGGACGAGGAACTTGATATGTTCGGGGATGAGGACATTGTAATTAACCTATCCGTACAAAACATTCAAGATATAAGCAAGGTATTCACCGACTTCACGCAAGGGTTCAGCGTTCCAGCAACGCCAAGGAATAACGCTATATTCTCGCATTACTACCGCACGGATATTGTGGGTGGTGCGGACTACCGATTGCGTGCCGAGGGCTACATTGAAATTAACGGCTTGCTATTCCGTTATGGTTCTATTGAACTGGAAGGTGTACAGATGCGCCAAAATGCGCCCTACGCTTACGACGTTACATTCTATGGGCTGTTGGTGAACCTTACGGACTTGTTTGGGGAGGATTATTTATACGACCTTGAACCC